GCCATCGCGGCTTGTTTCAGGTGGCGCACCTGTTGCAAGGGCCGTTGCCGGTGAAGGCGGCGCACCTGTGAAAGGTAAGCCTTCAGCGTTTGCTGAAAAAGCCGCAGCGCAACGAATGCAAATGGGTAAAGACCTTGAGTTTGCAATTAAAGAACTAAGCAACATTACCAAAGATGGCGGTTTGATTGACCAGTCTACTGGTAGCGGCGCTGGTCGCCTTATAGACATTGCTGTTGGTTTTGGTGGTAAAGCTATGCCAGGCGCTGTTGCTATCGGAAAAATTGCGCCTGTTGCCGATTTGGTGTTAAAAATGATACCTCGTTTTGAAGGCCCACAGTCTGACAAAGACACAACGTCTTACAAAGAAGCTGCGGGTCAACTTGCCAATCCTACAATACCAACCGAAACCAGAAAAGAAGCTGGAAAAACTGTGTTGCGTCTAATGAAAGAACGCAAAGGCCAATTTGCATCTACCGCAATGGAAGCGGAAGGGGTGGCGCCAGCGCCTGCTGGGGGCGGTTCTATCCGTGATCAAGCAGATGCAATACTTCGTGGGGGCAACTAATGGCAACCGCAGATGAATACGCAGCATGGATCGTAAAAAATTCCGGCAAAAAAGGTACGCCAGAATTTGACATTGTAGCCGCTGCATATAAAGATGCTCGGCAGTCAATGTCTGCTTCCGCTTCTACTAATTTAGGAAGCTATGACCCAGGACAAGGAAGCTATGACGATCTACCTGAAAAAAAACAAGGCGTTTTTGACCTTTTAACTGCCCCATTTGAGATGGGGTTGTCATTGGCTCAAAAACCTCGCGCTGAACAAGCTGCTTTTATAGCCCCCACAGTTGAAGCACTTGGCATGGTGGGCGGCGCTACTTTGGGCGGGTTTGGCGGAAGTGTCCCTGGCGCTATTGCTGGTGCTGGCGTTGGCTATGCTGGCGCTAATGAACTAATGCGCCGAGTTGGCGGGACAGCAACACCCGAAACCTTGCAGCAAGCCACTGCGAGAGTAGGAAAAGAAGCACTTACTGGCGCAACGATGGAGGTTGGTGGTAGGGCGGCTATGCCTTACATAACCAAAGGCATTGAATACATTGCTCCCAAAGTTGCACGGGCTGTTGGTGGTGCAAAAGACATTTTTATGCCGTCTGGTTTAAAAACGGCTGGTCTTGCTTCGGCATTAAACAATGACCCTGCTTTGATGGCCCAAGCTAAAACTTTGCTGGATCAAGGCAGAACCATAGAAGAAGTTGCGGCTATTTTAAACAGCAGTGGTTTGGCAACTTTTGCCAAAACCTCAAGAAATGCGTCCCCGGCAACAATAGATATGTACAACGCTAGAGGCGCGGCAAGAGAGGCCACCCAGGCTAATCAGCTTGCGGCAGCATCGGAAAACGTAAATATGTTGGCGCAACAAAACCTCCCTGTTGCAACCGCATCTCCTACCGCGCCTCGCCGCGCCGTTAAGCAGGCGCTTGCTGGTGAAGCCGCAGCACTCCAAGGACAAAAAGCAGCCATGACCGGCCAGCTTACCGCTGAACAACAAGCCGCTGAAACCGCATTGGCAGCACAGCGTCAAGGCGTTGAGGGTGGCATTGCCAACGTCAGCCAATTAAAAACTGGTGAGGCATTGGCAGCGGCGACTAAAGCAATTGAAGACGCCACCAAAACAACCGTTACCGGCCCTGCATACCGCGCTGCTTTTGACGCAGCCCCTGAAGCCACCATCAACTTATCCGGTTTGGCTGGCGTTGCTAAAGGGCAACGCGGCGAACTGTTGACGCAATTGAAAGGACTTGCCCCTAACTCTGCTGCCCTACTTGAACGATATGGGCCAAGAGAAGTTGAGTCTTTAGTGCAAGGCGTCCCCGTCAAAATGACTGTACCTCCCGCACCGGTTACGCTTGAAGAAGCACACGCCATACGACAGGCGATAAACATTGACCGGGCAGCGCTTAAGGGGTCAAACGAATCTGGCGCAAACATAACCCGCGCTAGGTTAAGCGAACTGTACGACTCGCTTAACACCGCTATCAAACGCGATGTTGCGCCTGAGGCAAAAGCACTATTTGAAGACGCCAATACGCTGTTCAAAGAAAGAATAGTCGATGTTTTTAGAACGGGTCAACCTTCCAACCTTACCCGCACCAGCACCCTAAATCAGCCCATGCTGTTGCCTGGTGATATTGTCAGCAAGACAATGGCTAGTGAGGGCGATGCGTTGCAATTCTTGAAGGCGTTTAAGCAAGACCCTGCGGCCATGCAAAGCCTAAAGAAAGGCGTGGAAGACTTGTACCGGCAAAAAGTTCTTGCTGGTGGCAAAGCAGCTACTCCAGAGGCCCATGCTAGGTTTATGTTTGACAACGCCAAGCAACTTGGTGCATTGGACAACGCAGGTTTGGGTATGTCTACGCGGTTAAACCAGATCGGTAATCAAGTCAAAGGGCTGACCGCCGCTGAAACAGCATTGACAACGCGAGGCGCTGCAATCCCAAGCAAGGTGGCAGAGGCATTCAAGGCTGAAGATGAAGCACTAAACCTAGCATCCACCACACTTGGGTTCAAGCAAACCGACAAGTTGCGTGAGGCCATTGTCAACAGCCAAGAAACGGCAAGTCAAGCCTTGTCGCGCATGGATGCGCCAGCTAAGTCCTCATTGGCTCGTGGCGTGATGCAAGATGCTGGCAAAGCATCTGACCCGCTGAAATATCTGGTTGACAATGAACAGGGCATCATGCGGGTACTTAGGGCAAACGACCCTAAGACTGCCAAGGCCACGTTTGACATGGCAAAAAACGCCGCTGAAGTTGCAAAGTTGATTGAGGAAACAGGAAGCCAGCTAGGCGTTAAGGTGCAGCCCAGCAGAAGCCTTAGTCAAATGACTCAAGGTTTGCCACAGGTTCGCGCAGTGGTTGAAGACATTCAAACGCAATTGGCGCAAGGCAAAACTTTTGAGGAACTAGCCGCACAAGGCGCAAAAAGCCAAACGTCTGCTCTAAAACTGTTTCGTGAGCAGACAACGCCGCATATGTTCCCGCTTAACAAAGTGTGGTCAATTGCCAACGCTGTGTTAGGTCGGCTAGAGGGGCGCATTGATGCAAAGTTGGCGGTTGAGATTGCAAATGAATTGTCAAACTCTGCCACTGCTGCTGCTGCTGTTGGTAAGGCGCAGGCCAGACAAGCCAAGCAATTGGCAATTAACGAGGCAAGTAGAGGGGCAGCTAATCTGGTGCGTAAAATACCGCCAGGCGCTGCGGTTAACGCCCTTGCCCCAACGCAACAAAACCAAAACGCGATGACAAGATGACACCTGAAGACCGCGCCCTTCTTGTTACTGATCTGACCAATGTTTTGCGTCAGCGCGAAGCAGAGAACAACCTTTCTTCTGAAGAATTGGCATGGGTAAAGAACGCCATTAAAGCGCAGAACGAAATGGCGCAGCTACGCAAAGCTATCATTGAAAAGACATTAGCCGGGTTGATCTGGGCGGCTGTGCTTGGCTTGGGTTATTTGTTTGTAGACTTTTTACGAAATCATGGGTTAAAGATATGAACTATTACTTGAATGCTTTAAACGAAATGCGTCGTCAACAGCAAAACAACATGATGGGTGGCGGTGGATACCAAGGCGTTGGCAGTACCCCACCATCTGGCCCACTTGGGTTAGGACCGGCTCAAGATAGATCTAGTTGGAGAGATGCCATCCGAGATATGAATCCATTGGTAAGTTTTGGAATGTCTAGGGTTCCTGGCGTTGGCTTACCGCTTGGCATTGCAAAAGCAACTAACTACGGTTTAAACAAATATGAAGCTGCTCAGCTTGCAGCAACCCTAGACGCCAGACAAAAAGCTCAAGAACAATTCAGAACTGCAGAAATAACAGCCATGAATGCGCCGCAACAAAACACGCCGCAACAGTCATTTCAAACAGGTGAAAAAAATTATGGTTTTGTTAATCCGTCTGTTTCAAATTTTCAAACACAAGCGGATGCAATTTCCGCAGCTAACTTGAACAGTGCTCCTTCTTCTTCATACGTTGATAGCACTATGGATAGGGTGTCTGGAGTTACTTCGCCTAACCCTGTTGCTGTCAGTGCTCCAGTATCGCAGTCTTCATTTGTAGGCGAGTCTTTGGCCCCTATGCCTAATGTAGCTGTGAGTTCACCGGTGTCACAGTCATCTATTAACGGAACGGCTTTAGGCGGTTTGAGTGGTGGATTGCAAGGCGGCGGTCTTGGCTCAACAGGTTTGTACGGCGATGCTTCTGCTGGGATGGATGGCTACGGCGGATTTAATGGTGGTGGTTTGGGCGGTAGTGGCAATGGCCCCGAAGGTGTGGGTGGAGATTTTGGACTGTATGCTAAAGGCGGCATGGTTGACGCCCGTCACCTCAAAGGCCGCGCTCCTGCTCCAGATGATGGCTATGGGGGTTTGCAAGGTGGTGAGTACGTTATCACCAAGGCTGCAGTTGAGAAGTATGGCAAACGTTTGCTAGACGCTATCAACAACGGGACATTCAAAGGTTTTACAAAAACAATTTAATAAAAAAATTGAACTTGTATCGTGGATCTTTTTGAAGTCTTGTCAAAAGCATGGCCGATCCTGCTGGCGCTGATCACTCTGATTATCGTCTTGGCAAAGCTAGACCTGCGCGTGGCGGTACTAGAAGAGAAAGTCAAGGCTCTATTTGAAATGTGGAATAGGCGGGACAAATGAAAGCCAAACTCACTTTTGCAGTAACTTTAATGGTCAGCTTTACCCTGTGCATTGTTGTGATGGGAATGGTGGCGGTGCTGATGATTGGTTTGTTTGACGAAAAGGTGGACAACTCTGAAATATTTAAATTGATTAGCCCTGCATTTCAAACCATTGTCGGTGGGTTCATTGGGCTGTTGGCTGGCGTAAAACTGTCTCACGACGAAGAGGACGAAAAGAAATGCTAACTCTATTCTCAACCCTGATCTCCTTCCTTGCTGGCGGCCTGCCCAAGCTGCTTGGGTTTTTCCAAGACCGCGCTGACAAGAGCCACGAGATGGCAATGGCTCGCCTCCAGACAGAGCGTGAACTGGAACTTCGTAAGGCTGGCTTTGAAGCCCAGCAGCGGGTGGAGGAGATCAGGGTAGAGGGCCAGATGATTGAGGCCGCATCAGCAGAGCGTACAGCCTTGTACGCCCACGACATTGCCATTGGTCAAGGTGCAAGTCAGTGGATGGTAAATCTCCGTGCTGGCGTCAGGCCCATCATCACCTATGGCCTGTTCTTGCTGCTGGTGTTTGTAGACGTAGCCGGGTTTGTTTACGCTTGGCACCATGCTGTAGATTTTCAGGTCATGCTAGACAATATTTGGGATGATGAAACTCAGATCATCTGGGCATCTGTGATCAGCTTTTGGTTTGGAAGCCAAGCGTTTAGCAAGAAATGAAGATATCAGCGCGGGGGATACAGCTTATCAAGCATTGGGAAGGTGTCCGTTACCGGCCATATATTTGCAGTGCGCGTCTTCACACCATAGGAGTTGGTCATGTTTTATACCCCGATCAAGGTCGTTTACCACTGGATCAAAGAGACA